ACTTCTTAGTCTCTTGATCGAGTATGCAGATCGGCTCGCTGGTACGACCGAAACAATGGTAGGTGAAAACCCTGGCCAGAACACGCCCGCTGAAACATCTAGAAATATGACCGAACAAGGTATGAAGATCTACGCGATGATCTTCAAAGGGACGTGGCGGGCTGAGAAGGAAGAGTTCCGAAAGATGTATGGGATATTCCGTCAAGTCCTACCTATTCAACAGACGTATGGGCAGTCAAGCTCCTTTATTCGGAATGAGGACTACAGTGGGCCAGCTGACCTTATTGCTCCTGTAGCTGACCCAAATATGCCCTCGACTACTCTTCAAATGACTCAATCGGGAATGGTCGCTCAGCGCGCGCACTCCGTCCCAGGCTATGATCGAGATGCCGTCGAGCGGATGCTCTTGAAGTCTTGGAAAGTCGATAACATCGATACTCTCTACAAAGGTGAGAAGGCCACTGGCCCACTCCCGAACCCCATCGTTATGCGGGAGCAGATCAAGCTTCAGGGTATCCAGATGAAGGAGCAGGGCAAAGCGAAGATCGAACTCGAGAAGCTGCAGGCCGAAATGCCGAAGCTTGTTGCAGAGATCGACCTCCTCAAAGCCCAGACCCTCGAGATTATCGCAACCATTGGCGCGGAGAAGGGCGCGCTTATGGTCCAGCAGTTTGAAGCACGCATTAAAGCATTCGAGGCTATCTCGGGTGCGATGAATGAGCGTATGTCGCTCTTGCAACAGGCACAGGCAAATGCAGAAGGGAAAGGTTCCGAGTCTGGAGGAATGGGCGGAGGCAATGACAAGTCCGGGGGTGGAACTCCTTCGGGAGGCACTTAAGTTATGGATAGACGATATAGCATATCAGTGGGAAAGTGGAAGGTTCGCAGGAACAGGCAATCTGTACAAAGACAGCTTAGCCAATGCGCAAGCACTTGGTCAGATAGATTTACTTAGGAAGCTAGTGAGGTTAGATTATGACGACTTTAGTGGAATCTTCAGTGAAGAATACGAGCGGGCTGCATCCTAAAGGGCGGGCGGTTTTGGTACTTCCGCATTCGATAGAGAATGAGCTTCGCGCGCGCGGATCAAAGATTGTCGTTCCACAAACGACTTCGGATCGCGCGAAGATGGTCGAGGATCGAGGGATCCTTGTTGAAGTAGGTGCAGCTGCGTGGATGGATGAGCCCGAGCCGCGCGCGATAGTGGGTGAAATCGTCCTCACTTCGAAGTGGTCCGGCACCCTATTCACATCTCCTCTCGATGGCTTGATGTACAAACTCTGCAACGCAGACGACGTATATGCAACAGCTGAGGAAGGGTTTCTCCTCAACGTCCTCAGTGACGCGACGAAGGAGGCCGCATGAGCGCTGCGGAAGTCGAGACTCGCGCCCTCTCGATGGGTTGGCTACCTAAAGAGCGCTGGCGCGGAGCTGAAGGGAACTGGATTGATGCGGAGGCTTTCGTCTCGCGCGGTGAGACTTTCGTCCCTTACCTCAAAGCAAACAACCGGAAGCTCGAATCGAAAGTCGAGGAACTCTCCGCGCGCCTAGCTGAACTCTCTAAGAACAGCCAGGAACAGATCGACGCTCTTCGTCAATACAACACTGAGTTCAATAAGGAACGGGTCGAGCGCCAACGCAAGTCTATCGTCGCGGGTATTAAGGAGGCGCGCGATGCTGGTGATGTAGCTCGGGAGGAGGACCTCCGCGAACAACTCTCCGATACGAAGAAAGCCCTCGAAGAGTCTGACAAGAAGGTCGTTCCTAAAGGGGAGGAGCAGCCTAGACTCCCTCCCACGAAGGAAGTTCAAGAGGCCTTTGAAGGGTTCCGAACTCAACATTCTTGGTACGATGAAGACCACATGATGAAGTCGGCTTTCATCGGCACCATGCAAACGAAGATGCTCGATCCCGCGTTTGTGAAGCTGAGTGTTCCAGAGAGGTTCGAACACGTCGCGCAGGAGGTCGAGTCTAGGTTTGGCGAGAACCCGCGCGGGGGAACTAAATCGAAGTATGAAGGTTCTTCTGGCGGAGGTGGCCCGGACGCGCGCAAGTCGAAGGAGAAGGGCTATGCGGAGCTTTCCGAAGAAGCCAAAGCTGGCTGCGCGCGATACGAAACCAAACTCGTAGGAAAGGGCAACGCCTACAAAACTGTCGATGAATGGCGCGCGAAGTTCGCCGCCGATTTTTGGAGGAACAATCCCAATGGCTGACCCAAAGATTGAACAGAAAGTCCCTGAGGCGGCTGTTGCGAATGCGAAGCTCCCTGAGACCTCCCGAAGGAAGCGTCGGATACCTTTTTCTTCCGCCACGCGTCGGTTCGAGATGCCCGCTCTCGACGGCTATTACATGCACATATTCCTAGCTCGGAACGTCGAACAAGCAATCGATGCAGGCTATGACTTTGTAAACAAGGCAGAAGTCGATGTCAACTCTAGACAGATTGGAGGCATAACAGAAGGTTTCAAAGGCACAGATATGGGGGATCGAGTCTCTTGGATAGGAGATCTCGCAGGGTCTTCAGGACAGGGCCCTGAGCGATGCTTCCTCATGAAAATCAGGCAAGAGTGGAGGAACGAAGATGTCTTAGCTCTAGAGGCAATCGCGCAGCGGCCTCTTCAAGCTATCTTCCACGATGAGATGATCGCGCGCCCAGGCATACCCGTTAATCCCGCTAACCCTTCCTTGGGTGGTGGTGGCGGGATCGGCGAAAAAGGCCCCGGTGTATACGTCAAGCAAGCGTTATTTAACCGGCCTGCTCGTAAGGCAAAGATTGGACGACAAGCGTAATTTCTAACTCAGGAGTATCCTTATGACTGCGTTCGCTAATCCGAACAAGCCATGCGGCCTAGCTCCAGTTCAATCCCTTATCGGAGCAGACTGGACATCTAAGGCCAATTGGTATTGCATTCCATCGAGCGACTCCACCTACAACTACATGATAGGGGACCTAGTAACCCTAGCTGCAGCTGCAGGTGGTGACTCGAACGGAACGCCTTATATTGTCCAGTGCGGTGCTGGCGCGCCAGCTATTGGTGTGATCGCTTCAGTTGGTCTGGCCCAGTCCATTGCGGGTATCCTACCCTATGGCGGCCCACCGATCAACCCAAACAACCTTGCGCAGGTGTATGCGCCTATCGCGAAGGCGGGGCAAAATTACTACGCCCTAGTGATAGATGACCCGAATGTGATCTTCGAGATCCAAGAAGGCAGTTCCGTCGCGACGACGAACCTCACTCAAACAAGTGTGAGTCTCAACGCGAACATTGCCATAGGTGCGAATGCAACGGCAGCAACGCCTGTTGGGTTCATGTCCAACACGTACCTAGACAATCACACCGCGCCAACAACGACCAATTCGTTTAACCTTCGTATCGTTCGTTTCGCGCCTCGGCTCGACAATCACTTCACAACGGTCCCGGCAACGGGTGGAGGCTATCAAAAATGGTGGGTCAAGATCAATAGCCATTACTATCAAACTGGCGTCACGGCGCCATAAGGAGATATTCACATGGCTATTGCAAGTGTAATCAATACAGGCAGCCATCCAAAAGCTCTCTGGCCGGGCGTTCATGCTTGGTGGGGGCAGAACTATGCGCAACACCCTGTAGAGTACGTGAGCCTATTCGATCAGCTCGATTCGGAACTCGCCTTCGAACAGGACGTAGAGGTCACGGGCTTCGGGCTAGCGCCCTACAAGTCGGAAGGCGGCCCAGGCACCTACGACAGTGAGATCCAGGGTTGGATCCAGACGTACACGCATATCGCGTATTTCCTAGGCTACATCGTAACCTATGAGGAACTCCGCGATAACAAGTACGAGAAGATCTCGAACGGGCGCGCGAGTGCTAACGCGTTCTCAATCGTCCAGACGGTCGAACAGATCGCCGCAGGTATCTACAACGATGCCTTCACCGGCGCGGTGTTCCAGACGGCCGATGGCACGACCCTCGCGTCTCAGGCCCACGTCAACGCTACTGGCGGTACCTATGCGAACTCGCTCTATCCGAGCGCGGATCTCATGGAGGCCAGTCTCGAAGACGCGTGCATCCTGGCAATGGGACTACAGACTGATCGGAATCTCTTCATCCAGATTCTCCCTCGGTCTCTGATCGTCCCGCGCCAGGAGTGGTTCGACGCGAATCGTATCCTTAAGAGTGTGTTGCAACCCGGTACTGCAAACAACGATATCAACGTCCTGAAGGCTACGAATGCCTTCCCCGAAGGTATCGTTTTGAACCACTACCTGACCAACCCTCACGCGTGGTTCGTCCGAACTACCTGCCCCCACGGAATGCAGATGTTCTGGCGTGATCGTCCGATGTTCGACCAGGACAACGACTACGATACGAAGAACGCGAAGGCCGGTACGTACATGCGTCTGTCGGCGGGCTGCACCGATCCTCGGGCACTGATTGCCTCTAACGGGCCGTAATGGAAAATTGGATCCGGTAATGATGGCGTTATCGGATCCAACTACCTAAGGAGCAATCTATGCCAAATCGAGCAACACCTACCTCCCTACCAGGAGGTGCCACTACGGACGGAAGATATGGCGTATTCTATCAAAGCGGATACGGCAATCCTACGTTCTATCACCAATTCTTCGATGACTTTGATAATTCCCTCGGCGCGTCAGGCCTTTGGGCGCCGGTGTTTGCGGGAGCAGGTGCAGTCACGCCCGCGAACCTAGCAGGAGATGGAGGTATAGCTCTTCTCACGCCGGGTTCAACGGCAGCAGGCTATGCGTATATGCAGACGCCTGTTTCGGACTTCGTAGTTACGCAGACTTACAAGATGTTCTTCGGCGCGCGATTCATGCTCACCGACACCGGTGGAGTGGCCTCGCCAACCGTAGTTCTAGGCTTGACTCAGCACCAAGCTGCAGGTACTCCTGCAGTAACCGATGGGATCTACTTTCAGAAGAACACAGCTACATCCTATATGGATCTAATTGTGAACAAGACTTCCACGCCAGTGTCTGTAACTGGTGGTGTAGGTTTCCTCGCGTGGAATGCCACGACAGGTCTATACTCAACTGCTCTTCAGAGCGGAGTGAGTTACGACTGTGGATTCTATCTCGATTTCAACGAGAACCTCTGGGGATTCTTCGGCACGCAGCTCTTTGGGTTCCTCCCTCAGAGCGGCTCTGGCCCTTACAACACAGGGTATGCAAGTGGAAACCTCACGGTATCTCCACCGCGCGGCCCTCAGTATGGTGCGACCTATGCAGCGTATGCTGCAGCGAATCCTTCATTCAACCAACCTCGGTACCCACAGGTAGTTTATCCTACCGCGAACCTGAGCCCCATGCTCAGTATCCTCGCGGGAGACACGAATTCGCCCACTCTGACTGTCGATTTCATCGCGGTTCAGAAGGAGCGATAGGCAGATGATCTTTAAGGCAAACAAAGTCCATGGTGGCGGAAAGAACCTCGTATACGTGATTTCCGGTATAGTGGACAAGGAAGATGAATATAAGGCACACTGCCTCATCTCGGAGCTTGACCGTACAATCAAGCTCGCGAGTGTGGCATTTCTTGTACAGGAAAAGATGGGGCTTCAGCTCTGGTGGGACGAAGCGCTCACCGAGCCGATGCTACCTGTAGAGTCAAGGGGCGCATTCCGATTTGATGGAGTGCGCCCCCCTTTAGATTGGAAGTGCCAGATATGGATGAGGCCGTTTAAAGTATGTATAAGTGAGGACGACTATCCTACAAAGATGTTCGTCATGAGCTTGGACTTCGACCGATGACTTCTATCGTCCCTGCAACAAACGGAACTCCCTATCGCCTCATCAAAGATGCGATGTTCGAGGCTGGACTTTTAGGAAAGGGGCGAGACCCCTCCTCTGAAAGCCTAGCTCAATACAACAACCGACTTCAAGATACCTTCCAATGGATGCAGACGAGGGGACTCAAACTTTGGCTAGAGTATGATGTTCCTATCACGCCGGTTACGGGGCAGAATCTCTATGCCCTAGGTCCAACGGCTGCAGGTGGAACTGTCAATATGGTTCGGCCAACTAGGTGTAAGGAAGCCTATTACACTGACCAAAGCCAGAACCGCCGACCTCTCATCCCTATGGGTAGGTCGGAGTGGGACACGCTCTCGACGGTTACTACTCTGGGGAATATCAATTCCTTCTATGGGGAGAAGCATCAGCTCACCTATAACTTTTATGTATGGCTCACGCCAGATTCTACCCAAACAGGAATAATCCATGCGATACTTCAACAACAGATCTCTGGCATTGTAACTCTAGTTGATTCGATCAACCTCCCTATCGAATGGTATCTCACGTGTATGTGGATTCTTGCTTCACAAATATGCACGCGCCAGCCTCAGAAAGTCATCGATAGGTGTGACAAGATGGCTTCGCAGTTCCTAGACGATCTCGAGAACTGGGACGTTGAAGACGCCGATACGCGCTTCACTCCCGATACGCGCATGATGGCGCAGGGCAACACGGGTAGATTCAACCGATGATGCAGGCATCTCCTACGAAGGACCTTCTGAGATGGCCTCTCGTCCAGCAACTCTACACGCGCATACCCGTTCTGTATCCTGATTCAGGCTACCCTCCCCTCACGAAGGACGCGCGCCTAGTCAATGCCTATGCCGAAATGGTTCCTGGTACGAAGGGAGACTATTGGGTATTTAAACGCCTAGGCGTAGGCCCTATAGCTCAAGCTACATTTGGCTTACCTGGAGGTGCCTATTCATATGGAGTACCTGGCTCAAATGGAAGCACGATTGTTCTGAGTGTAGTAGGTGGGGTTCTCTACAATGGTAATGTTGCTGTCTCGGGTACTTTCTCTACCATTCCAGGAGTTCCTTGCTACTTCGAAACGATCAATTCGAATCCGCAAACTATCGCAATTATACCAGCGTACGGATCGGCAGGTTTTATCTACACCCCCGCTACGAATACTGTCGCCGGGATTACGAATACGACTTTTCTAGGGATCAATCGCGTCCCTGGCCTAGCGTATCTAGATGGTTGGTTCTTCGTGATGGATACGTCTGGAACGATCTGGAATACCCAGAACACCGACAACGTCGCTGTATGGAACGCACTCAACACGGTTCGCGCGAGTTCGCAAGCTGACCAAGGTGTATTTCTTTCGAAGCAACTCAACTATATCGTCGCGTTCAAACAGTGGACGACACAGATATTCTATGACGCTTCTGCTCAAATAAGTGGACAAGGTACACCTCTCGGCGCAGTTCCAGACTCTCAAGTTCCTTATGGTTGCCTCCATCCATTTACTGTTCAGAAAATTGATGAGATCCTTCTTTGGGCTACTTCGAATCAAACGATCTCCCCCCAAATTATCCTGATGCAGAATCTCACCCCGACTATTGTTTCGACGCCTTCAGTGGATAGGGTACTGGATAACTTCTCGGCGATCACGGCGTACATTAGTGGAAGTCCTTTCTATTACAACCCAGGGATATATTCGTGGGTGCTCAAGCATGCGGGCCATAGGTTCTACGGCCTTACAATACCACTCCTCAATGTTACTCTTGTCTTCGATATAGATCAGAAGCTTTGGTATGTCTGGAGTGATTCAAATGGCAACTATTGGCCTTTTGGCTACTTTACTTATGAAGGAGTAAATTTGAACGTTGGCGCGGAAGGTATACATCTCGCGCAATGTCTACCTTCGCCTACGCCGTATCAGCTTCCTTTTAACTTAGGCTCTCTGTATCCTATCGATGGAGATTACGATTTCCCTACGGATGGAGGGAATATCTTCCCTGTCGATATCTACACGCCGAGTACAGATTTTGGTACTCTCCGCGAGAAGCAGCTCAACATGATGTACTTTGAGGCGGATCAAGTACTAGGTTCCAAGATGTTCGCGCGGTATACAGATGACGATTATAATAGCTGGTCGAACTTTCGAGAGATCCGTCTCGATGCACAGCGCCCGTATCTAGATGACGAAGGTAGCTTTACGAAGCGCGCGTATAACTTCAGACATGCCGCAGCGTGTCCCTTTCGCATTCGATCATCTGGCCTAGATATAGATATAGGTATTCTGTGAGTACCTTACCTATTCCTCAAGTACCTCCCCCGCGCCCGGCTTCGGCCGAGATCATCCATCGAGATGGTACACCATCGATTTTACTTCAAGGATGGTTTCGAGAGGTCTGGCAGATGCTCAACGGGACGCTCAATAAAGGGTTTACTGGGACGATCGCTACGGCGAAGCTCACTACAGGCGGTGCGAATGGTTCGATGACTTTTCAGAACGGTGTCCTAGTTAAAGAGGTCGCCGCGACGTGAACGCACTTGAAGAGATGGATAAGCATCCTACCTTGACCTGGGGGGATAAAGTTGCGCTTGTCGCTGCGAAACTGAAATCACTAGAGGAGGAATTCCCTCCTCCCGAAGCGCCGTTGAGTCATAAGTTCCAAGACGGTATGTACGTTAGATGTATGACGATTCCGGCTGAGACTGTTTTCATAGGTAGGAAACATCTTCTAGGCCATGAAGTACATCTTATTAAAGGGCGCGCGATCTACATCACGCCGAAAGGAAAGTTCGAAGTCGAAGCACCCTTTTCCGTCCATACCGCGCCGGGTTTCTATATGGTTGCGTATATTGTAGAGGAAGTCGAAGTCGAAAGTTGGCATTCCAACAAGGAAGAGATCCGTGATATAAGGGCGCTTGAAGAGAAGTACTTCGAGCCGCCGGAACTTCTCATCGCGCGCGGACAACTTCTGGAGAAGCAACTATGTCTGGTTTAACAGCTCTCGCTGCAGTCGGCGCGGTTAGCGCTGGTGTAGGTATCTATAATGCAGTACAGTCTGGTAAGCAGACTAAGTTCGCGGACTCCCTCGCATCGAACCAAGCAGGCGAGCAGCAGGGCATGTATCAGATGCTTATGCAGCTCCTTGAAAACCCTGCGAGCTTTGCAAGTAATCCTGCCTACAAATTCGCCCTCTCAACAGGTAGTGCGACAGTCAAAGATAACATGGTAGGAAGTGGGTATGGAGGGTCTGGGAACGAAGCGGTAGCTCTACAGAACTTTGGGCAGGAGAGTGCCTATAGTGGGTTGCTTAGTGAGGAACAACTCCTCGCTTCACAATCAGGTCTCAACGCGAGTTCGAGTAATGCGCAGAATGTATCTGCTGCTACGGGCGCGTCGAGTAACTCGTTTAATCAGTTCCTCTCAATGCTACCTATCTTAGGTGCGTCGATTGGAGGGATAGGTGGAGGGATAGGAAATCTCTTCTCGCCTGCGGGGCCTGGCGCAGTAGCAGGAGGCTCTGGAGCTAGCTATGGCTGACTATTCATCCCTAGGCGTCTATGGTGGCTATTACGGTCTGCAGCAAGCGCAGAGCGAAACAGCTATGTTGAAGTCGCAAGCTCAACTCGAAGCGTTTAAGGTACAGGAAGCGCCCGTTGAGATTGCGATAAAGAACCTAGAACTAAAGAACGCCGAGTCCCTCTACGCGCGCCAGCAACGAATGCTCGCGCAAATGGATTCGGTACAAAATAGTGGCGCGCCAGGAAGTGTTGCAGGGCAGGTCAATTCGGAGGCCGAACGCGCAGCAGATGTTATGTTTAAGCAGTCCGAAATCCAACGTAACAATGGCTTCTATCAAGACGCTAACGAATCCGCTTCTAAAGCTGCTTCTATCCTTGATTCGAATTCTAAAGTCCAAACCCGTAACGCGAACCTAGATATTAAAATGGCGAAGGATGTTCGCAATATGCTAGCGGTGGTGCATGATAAAAATAGTTGGGACGACCTTCGAGCGACGTTCCCACAGCTCCATCCTGACGAGGCAAAACTACCTGCGGTTCAACAGATTCTTCAGATGGAGTATGATAGCTTCGGTGGTCAAGCAGGTATCAAGCGTATGGCAGATTCTATGACTAGTCGGGAAGAGAGCGCGCGAACTACGGCATCTCTAGCTGCCGCCCAAGCTCATAGCGCAGAAGCCCGTAGGGCCGATGCGTATACGAAGGACTACTTACCGAAGCTTGAGAACCTCGCGGACAAGCGTGCGCAGGCGATTGAGCGCGCGGGAGGCAAGGCAGCGAAGGTCACTCCTTCCGATATCACCGCGATGCAGAAGATCATCGAGGCGAAACTTCCAAATGCTGACCCCAACCAAGCCTACGTTCTAGGCCGTCATCTAGCTCAAGATGTCGCTGCCCTTACAGCTAGGGGTGTGTCGAAGGCTGACGCGCAAGACCAAGTAATGAGTGATGCACTTAAGAGCCAGTACTTTGCAGGTATCCGAAGGACGCGCGACACGCCGGGCGCGACTCCTGCTACCGCACTCGCCGTATCGAAAGACACTACAGAAGCTGACCTGAAAGACGGTATGTATTATATGCTACCTAGCGAAGGCCTACGAGTATATGATGCCAAAGCTAAAGGATTCGTTAAGCCAAACCCCGCTGCGATTACTGCGCAGGAAGAGGAAGTGAGTGATGAACTTCCTGTAGATTTGGATGAGTCCCAAGAATGACTGACGGCGTTATAACTTTAGATCAAGCTCTTGGCCGGGCTCCCCCTTCTGCGTCTCCGTCCCCAGGGAACTCATCCACCCCTGCGGCAAAGGGACCAGAAGTGATAAGCCTGGCCGAGGCTCTAGGGAGGAAGCCTGCCGCGCCAGTCGAATCGAAACCAGGATTCGCAGTGAGGGGCGCGACGAGAGCTTTCGATAGCGCGAAAGATTTCTGGACAGCGTTCTCGGAGGACGTAGGTAAACAGCAAGCCTCTGGCATCGCTGCGATGAAAGAAGGGAAGGGTCTTTTGAGTGAGGACCGACAACCTTTCCACGCGGCGGGAGGTCTAGGTGAGGTTATCCTTGGTGCGTTCCAATGGAGTATGGCGGGGCCTTCTGCTCTATGGGATCAGAGTGTCACGCGCGCGCTTCACTCAGAAGCTAGGGCAGTTGCAGGTGTAGGTGGGAAGATTCTTCCAGAGAAGTCTGAAAACCCTTGGGTCGTGACGAAGGGGGATCTCGCGCGCGGGAGTGATGCGCTAGCGGACTTTACTGACTCCGTACTTCAAGTATCTACAGGCGGATTCGGCGCGGCGAAGGCACTTCCGAAAAGTGCTCTAGAGTTGCTTCCGAAGGAGCTTCGAGCGGAATTCCTCGCGAGACCCGCGCGCGATTCAGCTAGAATTGAAACCGCCTTCGACGAACTCCTAGCTACTTCTCCTGACGACGCGAAGCACGTGGGCGATGCTGTTACAGCGTTCTCGCCTGAGATGAAAAAGATCTTCGACAAGAAGTATGCGAAGTTCGTCAACGCTTCGGAGAAGGACCTCAATAAGATAGGTTCGGACGCGGCCGAACAGAACATCGCTGAGATTGAAGGGAAGCTCCCTGACATCTCGAAGCTTCCGAAGAAGCAACCTGATCCTGCTTTGAAAAGGGCTGGCCCTGCAAAGCCTCTAGAGCAGGGTGTTTCGCCTGACCAACATGAAGTTGAAGATGCTCAGCGGCACGCTGAGATGCTCAAAAGATATCCACAATGGAAACCAAAGGAACCTGAACTCAGCCCAAAAGAAGCTGTATTAATGCAGGGGATACCAGACAAAATCGCGATAGCAGAACTTGATCGACTGCTTCAACGAAACGAAGCTATCGCGAAGGAGAGTTCAAAGGCTCTAGAACGTGCTTCGATAGAGAAGCCATCTCTAGGTCAACATCTCCTTGCGACGAATAAGCTTCATCTCGCGAATGAGGGGTTCATCTATAGCATGGCGAAAGAGGGCGCGCCAGCAAGCTCTACCCATACGATCCTAGATATCTTCATCAAGAACTCTGACGGCGCGACGAAGGATATCCTAGAGCGCCTTCGAAAGTTCGTACCAAATATCAAAGTCTCGTTTCATGATTCCCTTCCAATAGAAGTTGATGGTGTCACGCATGAAGCGGGAGGTACTTATCACTCTGGCCGGAATGATATTCGAATCAATCGAAGTCTCTATAAAGAGGGTCTCAACGTCGCGCAAGTCCTCATGCATGAAATGACTCATGCTGCGACGACTCGAATCCTAGATATGTTTGACTTCCAACAGAAGGGCGAACTCGAGAATCTCCTTAAGATCGCGCGCGATCGCTTCGACTCGATGCCGATCTACAAAGGGAAGGATCGTTTCTACGGCCTGAAAGATATCCATGAGATGCTCGCAGAGACTGTCTCTAACCCGAAGTTCCAGCAATTCCTCATGGCCTCTGAACATGCTGGTGTTGATAGTGGGTCTAAGTGGCACAACCTCTTCGACGCGATTGTAGAGAAGATCGCAAAGGCCATAGGACTTAAATCCGAAACAATGCCTCTGTTTCATTCGATCATGAAGACTGGCCAAGAGGTAATGCAGCTTCAGAAGGACCACGCTTCGATGATAGGGGAAGCGTTTGGGGAGCGGCCCCACCTTCCTTCCGAATTTGACTTTGTCTCGCGCCCGAAAGCTACTGAGATAGCTAAGGGCAAAATCGAAAAGTATTGGGATTCGATCCTTCGGAACTTCGCTCCTGAAGCTCTTTCCAAACAGGCTAAACTCGGAGGCGCTTATATTGCTAAAGGTATCGCGGGACTTGCCCATGAGGATTCTGTCCAGGTTCACAAGAGCTTCGAACGTAAGCTATTCTGGGCACGGAACAAAGATAAGGCTAAGGACTTTATTTCGCGCTTTGAGAAGGGCGCGTCTCAGGCTACGCCCGCGCTCACGCGCGTCGCTCAGGCCTATGAGACCTGGGCGCGGAAGATCGTGGAGCAGGATCGCGCAGCGGGAGTAAAGTCTTACGAAGCAATCGATCACTATATCCCGAGGGTCTTTGAGAATCCTGAAGAAGTCCAACGATACCTAGAGAATACGTTTGGGGCTTCCTGGCGCGCGCCCTCCTTTACGAAAGGTCGCGGCTATGAATACCTAGATCAAGCTATCAAAGCAGGATTCAAACCGAAGTTCGACAACATCGAAGATATGTTTCTCGCGCGCCAACATGCTTCGGACGTAGCTCGAATGAAGCTCGAGATCTTCTCCGACCTCAAAGAGAATGGCCTCGCTGCTGAAAAGACTAAAGGAAAGCCTCCTGGTCCTCTATGGCACACGCGTCCCGCGCCTGATGGTAAGTCCTATTGGGTACATCCTGATGTGCATCAGATCCTCTTTAACGCGTTTGATTCAAAGTCTCTTTGGGCTGCGGAAGGTACTGGAGGAGATGTCTTCCGCGCCGCCATGGGAATGAAGAACGCACTCATTCCCTTAAAACTATTCGGCTCCCTTTTCCACCCCCTCCACGTCGCGACAATTCACAACGCGACGGAGTTGACCCGAGCATCCGCGTCCATGCTTGCTGGTTCTGATACTCCGGTGAAGTGGTTAGGTAGGATGGTGAAGGGAGCCGTTCCTCTCTATCATTCAGTTGCGGATACGCCCGCAGGCTATCGACTCCTCCAAGCGTTCAAAGGCAACCTCAAAGGTGTCAACAAGAACGATCTCGAATCTCTCAAACTTATGCAGGAAGGTGGGTTCATTCCTGAGATGAGTTCTCAGTACAGAACTCGGTCTATAGAAAAGTTCCGTCTAGCCCTAGCTGAAGGAAGGGCTACCGCAGCCTGGCACCTCCCGTGGGCAGGACTTCAACTCCTTCAAAAACCCATCTTCGAGAAGTGGATTCCTTCACTCAAGATTTCTTCCTACCTTAAGGACGCCGCAGAATGGCAGAAACGGAACCCGACAGCCTCGGCGCAGGAGAGGATTCAAGCTCTTCGGAAGTTGTCCAAATCTATCGACAACCGCTATGGAGAAATGGCGTACAATACTTTGTTTTGGAAACGCTACCTCAAGGACATCGCTGTAGCCGATACACTCTCATTGGGTTGGAATCTGGGCTTTGTGAGAGAGTATGGTGGAGGCCTTTTGGATGTGGGCCAGACGATCCGAGGAGGGAGTCTTACAGGCGCCGCAAAGAGCGGGCTGCTAGACAGACCTTTGTTTGTGGCACTGTATACCACGCAAGCTCTAGCATACGGCGGATTGATGACTTGGGCGATGACAGGGACGCCGCCGAAAGGCTGGATGGATTACATCTATCCAAGGACAGGAGGGAAGACTCCTGACGGAAAAGATGCGCGATCTCAAACGATGTTCTACACGCGCGAGTTCGGCGCGCTCTACAAGCACTCCCAAGCCGAAGGCCCCGCTGCAGGTATAGCTGAAACAGTCTGGAATAAAGGCTCAGGCCTTATGAGCCTCGCGACGGAAGCGATTAAAGGAGTTAATGAGTGGGGCGAGCAGATTCGAGATCACAATGCGCCACTCTACAAACAGGTCGAGCAGTCGCTTTCCTACACACTCAAAGAACTCGAGCCGATATCTTTGAGTGCAGTAAAGGGTCCTATTGGTGCGAATAAGGAAACTGCTCTCGCAGTATCTGGGTTCACGCCTGCAGGGAAGTACATCTCTCAAAGTCCTACTCAAGCCCGCATCGATGCGACGTATAGCAAGACGTATGCCCCGCGCGAGACCCCTTATGACAAAGCTCAATACTCCGCAGAATCTCGAGATCTCCGAAAGTACTTTGAGACTGATCAAATGGATAAATTTGATTCAACTCTTGCAGACATGCAGGAGAAGTACAATCTCACAGGAGCAGAGACGCGCAAACTCATGCGAGGGATTCAAAAGGGAGAAGATCCTACGATAAGGAAGTTCGCGGAGTTCTCTGAAGGCGACCAGAAAGCATTCCTAGATAAGATGTCTCCTGAAGAAAGAGATACGTACCTCAAACACGCGAAGAAGAAAGTCAAGCGGAACTATGAGGAGCCTGTTGAGTGAGTAGGGAAACCTACAAACGCTGGACAAAAAGAGAACAAAATGAACTTCTAGAATGGGCCCTACGAAGGGAAGAGGCTCGGCGGGAGTTTTTGCGGGAGTTTGGGATGAAGGTTAAAGCAGAGGAATACGGTGTGACTCCGAGATGTATCAGTGCTACAGCATCGAGATTGAAGCATAGATGAAATTTCTAGTTCTAGATATTGAAGGCGAGGGAACAGGTATCGATATTGCCTGGCGCGCGAAGCGCTTCGGCCACGACGTTCGATATTGGCTTCCTCCTACGCGCGCGGGCAACCTTCGTCCCTACGGCGATGGTATGTTCTCGAAGCCCAAAGAATGGCAAGGCTCTATGAAATGGGCCGACCTCATATTCATAACTGGGAACAACAAGTATGCTGACGAACTCGATGACTACTTCGGTCAGGGATTTCCGATCTTCGGGTGTAATCCGAAAGCTGCACAGCTCGAACTCAACCGAGGTCTGGGACAGGAGATTCTCAAGCGCTATGGTATCGAGACCGTCCCGTATAGAGTGGTTGATAGCGTATCGGATGCGATTGAGTATGTTGCCAAGACTGGAAAAGGATACGCCCTCAAACCTTGGGGAGGAGACGCTAACTCCTCCATGACGCATGTCGCGAAGGATGCGAACGAAGCAGTCTTTACTTTAAAGAGATGGAATGACCTAGGCCTATTTAAAGGCCATCTCATGATGCAGGAACTTATCGAAGGAATCGAAATAGGTATCTCGGGATTCTTCGGTCCCGCGGGATGGAGCAAACCAAAGGAAGAGTCCTTTGAACACAAAAAATTTCTCACTGGGGACCTTGGCGAAAATACTGGCGAGATGGGTACAGTCATTCGACACGTTGGTCGTTCAAAGCTTTTCGATAAGATCCTCGAACCCCTCACCGAATATCTTCATTTTGTCAATTACGTTGGAGACTGCTCCGTCAACTGTATCATCCCCGAAGGAGGGACCCCTTACCCTCTTGAATTTACGATGCGACCCGGATGGCCAGATTTTTGTATCCGTCAAGAGGTCTTCAAAGGAGATCCAATAGAATGGATGGGAGAACTTCTGTATGGAAAAGATACTCTCCGCGCGAGTACGCAGATTGCAGTTGGGGTTATTATGGTTCACGGGGACTTCCCTAAGTGCAAAGATCCTCCGGGTACGTGGGCGGGTTTTCCGCTCGAAGGACTTGAGGATATGGACTCTATACATTTCCAGCAGGTCCAATTCGATAACACTGTCCGTCTGGAAGCGAAGAAAGTGGTCGAAGGGGAGATGTTTCTTACGGCGGGCGTTTACCCACTGGTGGTTACAGGATCTGCACGAAACGTAAGTGAGGCGAAACGAAAGGCAATGGAACAGGTGAAGGGGATCTCTTGGCCTTCGAATATTATGTATCGAACTGATATAGGAGATCGGCTAGAGAAGGACCTACCAAAGCTTCATGAGCATGGATTCGCTCTAGGGATGGATTGGAAGTGAGCTTCGCGCGCGGCCGAGCAGACTATTACGCGGACGGTGACTTCAACGCCGTCTGCTCTATGTGTGATCGGAAGCGCAAAGCTAGTCAGATGGTTCGGAACTGGCAAGGTCTCTATCGGTGCCCTGAGCATAACGAAATCCGGCAGCCTCAGGATTATGTCCAGAACGTCAAAGATATCATGACGACGCCCTGGGGGCAGCCGCCTAATGATACTGGTACGATCTTCTGCACTCCAAATGGAATGAGCGCGATACCAGGATATGCTGTACCTGGATGTATGATTCCTGGCCGGACGATTATTGTCGATCCTGGCTTCTACCCGATCCCGCCCAGCCCAGAGTTTATAACTACGGATACTGGTCAAGCGATTACTACCGATACGGGAGTTCTAATTGGAACTGACCCATTGAACCCTGAGGATAATACTCCATGAAGAAGCTTCTAGCTTTTTTACTCCTACTTCCTTCTCTAGTGTGGGCGCAGAATCAACCTGCCGCGCTCTATCCAGGGATACCAGTTAAGAACCTCCCAACTATCCCAGGGAATCTCGTCGCGACTGACAACCCGATCATCGAACGAGTAGGGAGTCAATACAACCCTGGCCTCGGTTCGATGGGGCAGATATTTACCTACTTCATCACGAACTTAACTACGGCGGAGATTATAGGTTTCTGGACGGGAACGTGTAATTCGACTACGTACTTGCGGGGCGATGGTACGTGCTTTACGCCTGCAGGAGGAGGTGGAGGCGGGACGTTCTCAGGGCTTACAGGAGGTACGAATACTGGCGCGGCGATGATCGTAGGAACCGGCGCGAGTATGTCTACGACTGGGACAGGGACGATTGCAGCGACTACGGCGATCTCCGCAACGACAGCAGCCTCTGCAACTACCGCTACAACCGCAACTAACGCGACGAACGCGACGAACGCTACGAATGCAACGTTCGCGACGACTGCAGGGACAGCGACCTCAGCGACGACAGCGACATCGGCTACGACTGCTACGACAGCAAATGCGCTTTCGGCACTTTCTGGAATGCCCGCGCAAGCGACGAATACGCTCCTAGGAAATGGGACAGGAGCAAATAATCCTGCTTCTGCAATCACGGTGGGTTCAGGGCTTAACCTTGCAGGATCTACTATTACTGCAACGAGTGGACTTACTCCGTG